TTGGATTTGACATGTGTGTCGTTGGATTTGACATGTGTGTCGTTGGATTTGACATTGGGTTCTATTGTAGTTTTCTTAGAAATAGACGATTGTTGTTCCGTCTCTATCGTTGGAAATGAAAACGAACGACTGGTGTCATTGATGACTGGAAGTAAATGACCAAGATTCGATTCATAATTATCTATGCGAATATGAAAAGTGTATAGTGTATTATATTGCAATTGTGATTGTACATGAATCGTATTTGTTATATCATTAACAATGACATTCCCATCCACGACAAAAGTATCAACGGAGGGTATCCATGAGTAATCGATATACATGTTTGTATCATGTACGTTGGATGAAAGTATGTTGAACGAGACATTTCCAAATAATTCATCTGTGTTCGTATCAATATAATGATCTATGTGAATATTGTACGCTTGATATTTGAAATTTGTAGGTATGTAAATGAGTTTAGGTGTAGTGTGAATTACATCGTATACTTCATATTTTATAATAGAACTGTTGTAATTATAAAATGAAGGTAATTCTCCTACATATATTGGGAATTCAGAATATTTAGACACACTAATATTACCAAAGCTATTCCAAACGTTATTATAGAACAAGTAAATATATACATCATGTTCGATAAAGGTATCATCCACAATATTATTTATATACAAAGAGTGAACGAATTCGGAAGATAATTGTATATAACTTTCTATCGATTCAATCGGTGTTAAATCAATAACGCTAATAATATTTGTTGTGTTGTACCCTATATAACTGTTTTGTGAGTAAAAAGATACATTTGCGTAAAATTCACCTACTTGTGAAATGGCAGAGTTCAGTGGAATATCTAATGACACATCCACGAGATTCCCTTGATAGCTATTGGTATATTCGTTTGATATGATTTGATCATCATCTTTATGATACAACTGAACTGAAATATTGGAATATTCGTTTTGATTCGTATTTAATATGGTGAATTGAAGTCTGACATTATCCCCCGGTTTATAAAACATGTTATCGAATACAAATTGATTGTTTAGAATACCATATACGGAACGTTGTAATGTACCGTATATATTGATTGAATTAAAGTCTACGTTGGCTTTGAATGTACGTTTAAACAAAGGTTTGAAATCCGTAATTTCTAATATATAAAATTCCTGTATTGAATTTCTATTCGGTTGAAATATATCATTGATATACCAGTGTACGTTTCCATCCCAAGAAAGAAATGATGGATGTGTGTTATCAATATTGGCGTAAATATGGATGAATCTACCATATTGCTGGTAATTGAGATTAATTTGTGGTGGCGGTACTGTATGTATACGGAACGGTTCTTTAAAAATGGCACCGATACGATCTTCTACTATTACATTGCCTGTTAAATTAATAATTCCTCCAGGTATTTTATCTTGTGAAATGTACAATTCAAATGTGTTAGAATTTTGAAAATGATCGATTTGATTACTCAACATTTGATTCGCAACAGGATATGAATCAAATTCAATCGAAGCAGTATATTTCATATAGGAATCGTCATTATTAAATCTTATTGATATTCGGTAATATTCGTAATCGAAATTTTCAAAAGATATGTTACACGTATCTGAAGTGTGTATATAATTGGATATTACAATATTTGCATCCAATATATAATTTGGCAACATCAATAAATTAATTTCAAGTTGCATTACATCCGTCACCACAGGATCTTCGGTGAACTGAATGATATTACCTGTTGTAATCGACGAATATGGACCTAAATTTGCTGTAATTTGGAAAGGTTTTGATTTGGTGACAATAAAAGATACATCTTTCAAATTACGAGCATAGTATATATTATCCATATCATTATAACTTGTATTTTGTATAATGGTAGAAAGAATAGATTGTGGTGTAAATGAAAGTATTTCCGAAGATATACGATCAATTGTATGTTCATTAAAGGGAGTTGATATAATACTAATATAATAAGAACCGTTTGTCGGTAGTATATCCTTTTCTATCAAGATATTTGTTATTGGATTTTTTTTATTGTTTACAATTAACGTATTTTTTGTTTGTAAAAGAATAGACAATTCTGGTGGTGAAATATCAATATTATCAGATATTAAATAAAATAAATCATATGGATCCGTTTCATTTATTTCAAACTCTATATTCGATTCATTATAAAATATATTACTTTGTAATAAAATACCTTCAGAAGTCTCTACAAGTTCATACGTATATATTTGTGGCTTTGAAGTAGATTCCGTGATCAGTGTATGTTCGGATACGACATGATACCTATTAAGTCGATCAATTGTATAAATTAAAATATCATATGTATTGTTGTATAAAGTATTATCGTATATGTACATGTAATTAGGAATGTTTGTAAATGAATATTCATGATTGAATATCGGAAAGTATTCAGGATATCGAATATCTCTTATTTGAACATACAGTGTATGGGGTAAATCATATAAGGTTAATGGTATATCATTTTCATTATACAAACGAATATGAATAATATTCTTTGAACTAATTTCATAAGATGTTTGTACGTTTATATATGAATTGATAATTACTAATTCGTTATCAGAAACATATTTTTGATTAAATAAATCGATTTCGCAACGAATATTGTTGATTGAGAAAGGAATAGTGGTATCTAAATTTGCATGTATACCTACATCCCATAACGTTTGCATTCCTTGAAAGGTAACATCTAAGTTTACATTAGAAAAATCACCTAAATTAGACAATGATAATTTATTATTTAGATAATAACTATTAATTGGTTCTGTGGTTATAAATGTAATCTTAAAAACATCTGATGCTTTGTAATATACACGATCTCCTATATCATATCCAACACCCGTATTATCCAAAAAAGTTAGGTTTGTAATTTGATCTGAGATGTCTCTAAAATAAGATATTTGTATAGTTGCATCAACATCAATAGGAACAAAACTCCCAATATCCATATATAATGTGTTTGGATCTTCTTTGCGAATAATAAAATTATGATTATATGTAACCCATTCATCTAATGATTGGATAGGTTTATAACGAATAATGGAATGTCCTATTTTGTCTATATACGGAATTTCAGATGATTTAAACGGTAATTCGAAACCAATCGTTTTCAATTTATTTTCATTAATTGGATCATCAATATTGGATGTATATCGATAATTTATAAATAAATCAACCTGTTCATCAAATACAGTCCATGCGTATGTTGTTTTATTTTCAAAATCATACAAATATTGTTTGTAATATAATGTACTATGACGAATAGGTCCTAAAACATCTGCAACCATTCGTCCACTAGTGGCAACAATTGGTTTCACAAAATAAGAAGTTTGAATCGAAATAGATACATTATCTAATGATCTTGATTGGTTATCAACTCTAAATATGATATTATTTTCATATGTATCAACATACGCGACACGACTCTTTTGTCCTCCGTAAAAAAAATCAAGTGTACCATCCGATTTTATGTTTACTAAATTATAAACTACTGGGTAATATTTAAACACCATATTGTCATCTGGTATACTATTAGCTGGTAGTCTGATGGTGATTCTGAGAATGTCTTCTGGTATATTCTTTTTTACAATAGCTTTGAAAGACATATGAACATGTGCAGTGGTGTCCAATATTTTTCCATTAAAATTGATATTCGACACATCAGAAAATATATCCTTATTATCTTGAAGTAAACGAATATTAATATTATCATACGATATATTTTTAGCTATATTGTATGATGGTAAATTCATATTTGCGATAAATGAAGTTTTGTCATCCAATTCTTGGATCCGATTGTTAATATCTGTTAACATCGAATCTAATCGAGAATATGTGTTGTTGATATTATCAACAACAGTGTTTACATTTTCACCACGTACATAAAGTTCATTTTCTACATATAGATTTTGAGAAACACCCAAATGAACGTATGATGCGTCGTATATAGGGTTAGAACTTACAGGATTATGATTTGTATTTCGAATGATAACTTCATCATCTACAACACATTCTCTTTCAAATACTGGGTTATATGTTCTTGTCGTTTGGGATATATTATTTATCGTACTATGATTCGAAAGTTTTCTTGATGATTGTGGTTTATTTTTTATGATTCGTGTAGATTTAACATCAATTTGGTATACACCTCTTCTTCTCAATTCTTCAATACATGTTTTTTTAGAAGGATATTCTTTTGTATAACCATTATCTCTTAAATAGTTCACAAGATCTGAGATATGACAGTTTTCAATTTTACTGTATGCCATATATACAATTACAATCTTGATGATATATTTTTTATACTTAAAGTAATGCACTACGTTCAGCTTCATTTTTCGTCATCATATCTTGACATATTTCGGAAATCATAACAGCATGTTTTGTATCAATATCGGGTAAGAAACTGTTCGCATAAATCATTTTTTGACCTGTTATCGGTTCTAATATATTATTGTCAACATACCAATCATCTATCGGATTATATTCATATTGTAAAACAAATCGTACACATTCTGGAAATAAAAATAAATTCGTTTTGGGTAAAACACATAACATTTGTTCGAGAGGTGTGAATATATGTTGATTATTAGGTATTGTTTTTGAAATTAATTTTGTAGATTTATTCAAATATTTACATACATCTTCCATACGTGGTCCGGCAACATATGGATAATAATAATCCCATGATAATACACGTCCATGTATATAGTACTCCCAACACCACTGAATCGATGCAACAAAATGATTGCATGCGTTTTGGATAAACGACTCATCATTGTTTCCAAAAATAAAAGAATAATAATCGTTTCTATCAACCACACTTTTCATCGATTGTTCTCCATATAATGAATGTAAAGGGTGTGTAGGATCATTAAAAAATCCATGATCATATATATTGTCAGTTGGATAATGACGACGGTTTATTATCTTTTGATGTTGTATACGGAGGTTTTCAATTTCCAATAGTTGTAATCGTTTGAAAAATAATAAAACATTTTTCCATATAATTGTATTCTTTGTAAGTGGTAGATCAAAATCATGAAATGCTTGTGTAATTAATTCCCAACCATTAGATCTGATTTTTAAGAATTCAATACAAGGAACAAAGTCATTACCACCCAACATTAATGCAAATACAAAATCGTGTCGTTTCATAGAATTTATTTTCATATTATCCAAACATTTTTCTATTCCCAAAAACTGTATCTCGTTTTCATATTCACGACATAAATAGATAGATTTATAGTGGATGCTCGCTATGGAAAGAACAATTAAATCGGCATCCATACCATACACAACGCGCATTCCAGACGTAATTTTTTCATCATGTATTTTCCTGTATATTTTAAACTCACCTTCTCCCGGGCATTTGTAATCGCTGAATTCGATATGTTTGCAAGGAAATGATTTGAAATGTATACACGAATGAATTCGTTTAGACAGAAGGTCCATAAATAAAGTTCCAGGCGTAATGGCATTTGAATCAAATGAATAAGGATCATATGAATTCGTTTTACGCATCCGTCTTTCTCTTTGTTTCATCATTTTTGATTTAGGAACAGGACCATCCATTGCAATGAATACATGAACTGGTTTGATTTTTTCTATAATCAAACGCAATGATTGTATAGTGTTTTGAATCACTGTTTCATAATTTGTATATTGAACTATCGGATCATATGGTTTAATTACTTCATCTGTGACACAAACATTTCTTGACGCATCATGTATGAGACAATTAAAGTCGATATATAATGTGTCAACACAACGTTTTAATTCACAACATAAGAGATCCGGATGATTTTCTATCATTTTTTTAAATAAACTAGGAATTCCCATGAGATGTTTGATTTTACAACCATAAGTTTTAAATCGTTTCCATTTTTTTGTGAATAACTTTTTCATATTGTAACCGTTTATCTAATTCATGCAATTTATGTTGCGCACAATCCTTTAGACCAACACAAGAATGAATTTCAGGTTGTAAACATGATGTACATACCGAAGAATCACACCATTTACAGTGTAAACCCATATGATTTTTTTTACGACAATTGATACATCTCACCATGATTGAATATTAAATAATATTCTTTAATCTTTTTAAGTAGAATATTTTAACGTATATACATTTAATGATTGTGATGTACCTATGCGATGTGCTCGACCAATAACTTGCATAGTTATATCGGGTGTAAACTCTTGATACATAATGATATGCGTTGTATTATTCATATTCAAACCATTTCCATATAATTGTGCATTTACAATTAATATACAATTTTGCGACGAGATAAACCAATTCATTATATTATGTAAATTAGTTCCCCGAAGTGTCTTAAAACTCATTCCATGATTGTGTAATATTGTTTGTATATGCATAATACTTTCTTCATACAATGCAAATATAATAATTCGGTAATTATTCATGTTTTGATTATGAATATTAATAACTAATTTGAGAAGTGTTTCACTTTTGTCGTACATCTTTTCTGATGAATTTTCATGATCTTGACCACAACGTATCTTGAATATCGTATCATATGTCATTTTTGTTCGACACAGAGGACAATGGGTAATATCATATTGAATTACCTTGTTTATACATTCGGTACAAAACAAATTCAAACAACATGAGAAAATACAAGTATTGTCGTGTTTAGTAGTTTCCATGCATATCGGACAAGTATGTCGGACTTCCTCGGACGCGACATTGTTTATTCGTTTCGTAATCGTTTCCAACCTTTCCAACGTATGATGAATACATTGATTGTTTTTATCAATTTTGTTTTGAATTTCTAAATCATCCTTTAAAGATGAATGTAATCGAGTCAGATACTCTTTTTTTAATTCAAATTTGGTAAGTCGATTATGTAACAGCGACAACAAACTAGATATAATATTCGCATTAGAATTGTCCGCGGAATAAAAATGATTCATCGCACCATTCATATCATCCCCATGAATATGAGATAAGACATGTTCTGGTACAATGTCTCCAACAACACGAAGGTAATAAGGTAATTTACATTCACACGTATGATACACAATTGAAGGTAGTTGTAAACATTCGTCAATATATGCATCATTACATTTTACGATAATTGTTTTCACTAATGAACAATCTTTTAAATTGCGAAATGTGTTTTTAATATATCCTTGATTTGTAATACCACGTGTTGTGATTCTTGTTAATATACCATTATTATATTTCCAATAGTATCCTTGGTAAAATAATAAATTTTGTATAGAAGATGTATTAAACCATACAAAATTTGTATTCGGTTTAATACATGCAGGTATAGATATAGTATCCGCTTCATCAAACACAACTCGGCTCCACACCCAATCACAACGTTTCATTAAGACATTATAATATTTGGCACTACATAATACTATGATATGAGAAGACAAATCAGAATCATATATATTATCTTTAGTGACCACTACGTATGATAAATTAATTTGTTTTAAATAAGGAATCCACACAGAGCGTTGAAGATGAGTAGGAACCACTATTAAATTACACGGTAATGTATTTCTATTTATTCTGTTTTCCATTACATACATATCTCCGTGACATTCTTTGACTACATCTTTCGAACATAATTCAGGTTGTTTGGCAATCAGACCTAAAATACACAATGATTTACCACTTCCCACTTTATTTGATAATATACCAATTTCAGTGACTACGTACTCGTCTTTATTTTCTCGATTCTCTTTATTTTCCAATAAACTCATTGCATAAATGCTCTGAAGTTGATGACGCATCAATTGAACATGGATTGAATTTTGAATTATTTCAGGATAATCGTATGGGGAATTAGCATCCAATGTTCCATTTTTTATAATTTCTAATACGGTGTTGACGTCCCTCATAACTACAAGGATAATATATTATTATAAATGATTTAATAAAGTATAATACAATTTAACTGGTGCAGGTACCGAAACACTTGTAAAATTCTTGCAATTTGTATGTTTACATGTACAAAAACATTTTTGCTTCATCTGCATTTTATTTGTAATGATGAAATAAATATGATTATTTTTGTGTTTGTCATTAATATTGGTGCAAAATTTCTCAACCGTCTGTATGATTAAACTCGCATTACTGTTTTTTAAAACCTTAACAATATGTATTGATTTGTATTCTTGATGAATTCTACTAAAATCATAATTTTGTCCTTGATATGATACCGAATTTGTGCAAACCAATGTTTTTGGTAAATTTACACTTGTATTTTGAATTAGGAATGAATGATCTTTCATATTTTGGATAGTCAGTTGTGTATTTGTGAATGGGTAAGGTTTATAAATTCTTGAAAGTTGAATGCTTTTGTGTGATCCTAACATACGTAAACCGGTTTTGTAAACGGAAATATCTAAATATTCGTCTTGAATCATTGATCTCGCTTTTTGTATTGCCTCATTACAATTATTTACAATAATACTTTTGAATATGATGTGGAATCCAGTTCGTTCATCATACATATCTTCTCGGCCAGAAATGAAACATTGAGGAACATTTAAAAATGGAACCACAGAAGAAACGTTTGTATTGTCCAAATCCATAAATAAATAACAAGGGTACCGAACACGTTCGACAAGAAACATTGGTGTCTTGTTGCTCACATATAAACTGTAAAAAT